CTTAAACTCTTCACCTCCTTTACTAAGAGAGTTAGATGTCGAACCCATCATACATTTACCAATTACTCTTCTACCCAACCTTAAACAAGTTTTTGTAACACGATAATTATTTAGTATATTGTTAGGCTTTAGCCATTTCCCACTTTCATCATGAGCTAATAATAAAAGTTTCTCCCCATCATAAGAGTTGTCATCTGTATTCTTCCAGTCAATGGTTGTGTCAAGACCTTCCATCTCTTCATTATCAACATTGTACATATTCTTTTTTGTAATCTTTGATGCAGGGATTCTAAAAGCTAATTCAGTTTTTGGTTTATCCATACCATCTTGAACAGGTTTAAAAAAGAAAGGATAGTTTCTTACAATTGGGACAACCTTATCTGTAAACATTTTTTTGGCATCAGACCCAGACTTAGATAATATTCCTATACGAGAGTTTTTAGATATTGTTGCCACATTTGCACACTCTTCAGATGCCATATATGAAAAACCTGAACGTCTAATTTTTAGATATATCATGCCAAAGCATCTAGGGTCTGCTTTACAAGCCTCCCAAAAAATATAAAAAATTCTGTTAGCCTCTCTAAAATCTGGATAACCAACATCAATCTTTGTCCATTGAAGATACATATAATGTGACCCAGTTATATATGTACTAATGTTCTTGTTTATAAACCAATAGCCTTGTTCTCTTTTATCAAACTCACTTTCAATATAGTCTACCCATTGAGCTTTGAAAGTATTAGGATGCTCATTCCATTGAAATATAGATTGTATTTTTAGAATTGTCTTTGGTGGTTCTTTTCTTTCCCACTTGTTGTTGTCTCCTTGAATAGACTCTGGAGCTTTAGGTAATCCAATCCTAAGTCCGTTAATTTCATATACTTCACCTATCTCGCCTGTTTTAGAAATTATAACGACATCATATTTTTCATCATAGCCATATTTCCACGACCTATTTCTATTCTTTTTTTTAAGAATACCTTTAGGTATGTAGTTATCTATAACTCTGTATAAACTATGAAGATCTTCGTTCTGCAAATCCTTGTTTAGTATCTAGTTTACTTGGACCTCGTTCTTCGATTTCCATTAAATTTTTTTCATTTTCTATCCTAGTTAGTATATCGAAAGCATCAAATATAGCTAACTTCTTAGTAGCTGCAGCATTTTTTAATCTATCAGCAGCTAGCTCGTCTTCAGGGTCTGGTTTAATTATATCTTCTTTAGCAACTTTAATTAGTTGCTCTACGGCTCTCATTCCTGCCTGAATAATATTCTTTTTTAAAGTTTGTGGGTCTAGTGCCATTTGGATTATATTTAATTCTTGGTCTTTTTTTTCTTTTAGGCTTGTCTTTCATAATTTAATTGTTATTTGATGATCAAACATTCGATAAAGTTTTTCACCATCCACCTCAAACTCATACTCACTTTCTGGTTTAAAACATATTTTATCTCCTGGATTCACATTTTGTGAACGCAAATACTCATTGCTATACTTTATTTCACCAACTAAAGGTTCTTCGTTTGTGTTTTTGTACAAATAATAATCCTCTGTAGGAACAGGTTTTGTAAAACAATACCTGCCACTAGTATTCCACTGCTTGCCATCATGATACATATAAAACTGATCAGGCTCAACAAAAAATAAATCATTCATAAAATAACTTCTACCACTTTTTCTTCTACCCTGCATGTCGTTATAAAATTTAAAAACATTATGATGAACTAAAAGTTTATCTCCTGGTTTAATAGGACCATCATACACAATAGGTGTAGCTACCACCTCAGCAATACGATTAGATGCCTTGTGATTTTCTTCTGAGGTGCTTGTTATAAAGTCTACTCCACCTATATTTTTTGTATTGTTATATCTTTTATTGTCTAAAGGAGTAGTGATAAATAAGTAAGGTGATTTCATTAGAAGTTAATATTATATTCGACAGATACAGGCATATTAATAAACTGCTTCCACAAAACAATTTCTTTGTTATATGTGGATTCAATCCATATTTTAAAGGCATCTACATTTTCATCATATCTTATGTGATGTATTTTGTAAGTACCTTTTAATATTTCTTGCCCAACAACATAATGCATAGCTCCTCCTTTGTAATCAGGACCAACTGCTATCTTACGAATATCATTCATTTAATTAGATTTAATTTATACAAATATAATCAAAAAAAAATACCCCTGAATTAACAGAGGTATTCTAAGCGAAGAGGTCAGACTAATTGAAAACATCTCAAAGATGTCATCCTAATTGTAAACATCTCAAAGATGTCATACTAATTGCCAACCTCGCATATTTTAAATGGTAAACCTTTGAGCATTACCTGTTGACCCTTGAGTTAGTGTGTAATTATTTACAACTTTAGGATTACTGCCATCATATTGATATTTTAATGTTACGGCATTTGATAAATCTCCAAAAATATAAGGTAACTCATGGTTTGTATTTGTCCATGTAGGGTTTGGTATACCTATAGCAAATTTCATTATAATTTGTGAGGTATGATAATCATTTGGATTATTCTCTACATTTATATTAGAAGCAGGTCTTGTAACTGAAAATCGTGTACCCCAAAAATCTTGTGTTGTTGTCGCAGGAAGTGATGTCACTTCTGTTGGATTTACGATATCAAACAAAAATCCTAAAGGATTAAAAGGAACTTCAATATATGTAGTAGGTCTTAGCGAAGCAAAGTCAGTTATTAATGACCCTGTCTTAGCTATCTTTAATTCACTGTTTATATCCCATTCTGTTGGAATAGGAAACAACATAACACCATTATCAGTAGTCTGTAAAGTTGATGCCCAATTACTGCCTGGGAAATTAGTTCTCTGATATGCTCCATTGTTATGAGAAGGATGAATAAAATTTGCCCTTTTCATAACATACACCTGGTCTAAATTTTTAACTTTTTGCTTTTTATATCTAAACATAAAAAGTCTAGGATTTTTAGTTAACCAATCTGTTTCAACAGGTTTTTGCATAGCCACAAAAGCTTTATTATTTCTTGTAGTTGCATCAACATGTGGTCTTTTCAAAACATACATATATGGAGTAGGAATATCATCAGCTTGTCCTATGTAAGTTTTTAAACCCTCAACAGTAATGTTCTTAGTTACATCTGTTGGTGTTCCATTTGTTTGAGTGATAACTATCTTATCATCACCTTGAGGTGTTACTGTATTATATGAACTAATTTTTGGCATAATATTATTTTTTTGTTTCTGAATATGACTTCATCATTTTTTCTCCTGTTCTTCCGATAACATATCCACCTATTCCTATTTGTAGCAAATTCCAAAACTCGTTCTCAAGCTCAGGTATTGTTAAATCAAACAAAGGAGCAAGAAACTTTACATAGATAACTATAAATCCAAAAGCTAACATTAAAATTGGTCTCCAACTTCTTTGAATCCAATTTCCTTTCGCTTCGGCTACAATTATTTCTGTCTGCATTCTTTGCAGCTCCAATTCTTTTTCAATGAGAATTTGTTTGATAGCATTCTCTGCTAAAATTTTTTCTTCTTTAGAAGTAAATAATTTATCAAGACCACCCATTATGTCTTTGACTACAGTACTTCCAAACCAATCTAATATCTTTTTCATACTAATACATCCACATTACTTGCTGAGATTTTTCAAAATCTAAATCTACATGAATAAAAGTTTTGGCAACTCCTATTCTTTGAAACCCTGTTTCTTGTAGTAAATATATCAAATAAAATCTATCAACACTATTATCACATTTTATATCTGCTGCTAACCCATACATATGACTTGAACCTGGTGATGTTTCTGTTTTGGGTTTACCTCCAACTGCTGCATTATGATCTTCGCTTCTATAGCCACTATTTATAATAATAGGCTTTCCAAACTTGTCTCTAACTTCATCAAGCATTTCTAAAAAATTCTCATCCATTAACGAACCACTGCCTGGCATGTCAGGAGAATCAAATTCTTTATAGCTAAAATATTTCATTTGTTTTCTTTGTAGTTAGCATAAATCCTTTGTGCAGTATACACAATAGAAGCTATCAATAATACTATTTTAAGTATTGCCTCTAGTTTACTAAAAGAAACAATTAGTGCTAAGCTATTTAGCAGTGTTAGTTTTATATCTGATAATGTCATTTTGTTAAACATCTTTGTATTGATAATTTATTTGAATGTCTATCAACCAAGAATTAGTTTGAACATAATAACTTTTAACACTTGATTTCATACAAACAAAGTTAAGTAAAAAATAATTAAGCTATTTATGGGGTACAGGAAGTAAAATTAGGTTTTGGTTGTGTCCAAGTTGCAGAAGTTCCATCACTAAAACCACTACAATTAGTAACATTTGGATTCACACTCCAACCACTTAAGTCTTGATTCATTGCAGAAGGAGTTGTAACCAAAAACATCAATCTCATATTAGTAACACTACTCACATCCCAAGAACTTATATCTTGATTAAAAACTTTGTTTTGTATAAACATATTCATCATAGTAGTCACATTACTTACATCCCAAGAACTTATATCTTGATTGAAAATAGTATTGGAAAACATTTGATTCATATCAGTAACACTGCTTGTATCCCAATTACCAATCGGTTGATTAAAAACAGTAGCAAAACCAAACATATTATACATAGTAGTCACACTACTTGTATCCCAATTGTTTAATGGTTGGTCAAAAGCAGTATTACCATAAAACATCCAATCCATCTTAGTCACACTACTCACATCCCAAGAACCGATATTTTGATTAAATGAATCTGCATCTCTAAACATACTACTCATATTAGTCACATTACTCACATCCCATCCACTTATGTCTTGGTTAAAATCAAATGCTCGATAAAACACATTATTCATTTGAAGAACACTACTCGTGTCCCAAGAGTTTAATGGTTGGTCAAAAACTAATGCTCCATTAAACATACTACCCATATTCTCTACACTACTCACATCCCAATTATCAAGAGGCTGATTAAAAACATTAGCATCTGTAAACATTTGGTTCATAAACATTAAACTACTCGTGTCCCAATTTCCAATAGGTTGATCAAAAGCAATAGCACTTTGAAACATACCATACATATTAGTCACATTACTTACATCCCAAGAACTTATATCTTGATTAAAAATAGAACTACTCCTAAACATATTAGTCATACTAGTTACACTACCAGTATCCCAAGAACCTATATCTTGATTAAAAGCATTTGCATCATAAAACATATCGCCCATACCAGTAACACTACCTGTATTCCAACTTGTAATATCGCCATTAAAAACAGAAGCATCCCTAAACATAGAAAACATATTAGTTACACTGCTGACATCCCAAGAATTTAAGTTTCGATTAAAAACAGAAGCATTCCTAAACATAGTATTCATGTTAGTCACACTACTTGTGTCCCAAGCACTAATATCGCCATTAAACGAGCTTTTGTTAAAAAAAGCATTAGACATATTTGTAACTTGGCTAACATCCCAATCTTGTATCTTTCCATAAGGAACAAGGTCATAATCTCCATTAGGGTCTTGAGCTAGTATATCATTAATTGCAGTTTGAAATGTTGCATCAGTTAATTGATTAGGATTTACAAAAGGTGGTTTGGGTAATGTCCAACTTGGTGTATTAGTATCAAAGTCAGTGTAATTACTAACATTACTCACACTCCAACCACTTAAATCTTGGTTAAAACTTGTTGCGTCTTTCCACATCTCTTGCATGTTGTTCACGTTGCTAGTGTCCCAAGAACTAATGTTTCCGTTAAATGATGTAGCATCTTCAAACATGCTAAACATATTTGTAACTTGGCTAACATCCCAACTGTTTAAAGATTTATCAAATGAAGTTGCATTCTTAAACATACCCAACATATCAGTAACGCTACTAACATCCCAGTTATTTAAAGACTGATTAAAATTATCAGTAGAAATAAACATATATCTCATATTAGTGACCTTACTCACATCCCAAGAGTCTAAAGGCTGATCAAATATAGTTGCATCTTCAAACATACTATTCATGTCAGTAACACTGCTTGTATTCCAGGAATCAATAGCTTGATTAAAAGAAGTAGCCATTAAAAACATAGAGTTCATATTTTCCACGCTGCCAACATTCCAATTGCCAATAGCACCGTTAAAAGCAAAACAATTTTCAAAAATATTATTCATGTCAATAACGCTACTAACATTCCAACCTGCTAGGGATTGGTTAAAAGCCAAAGCATCACTAAACATAGATTCCATATTAGTTACCTTGCTTACATCCCAATTACCTATTGGTTGGTTGAAAGCTAGAGCTCCAGAAAACATAAACCTCATATTAGTTACACTCCTTGTATCCCAAGCGCTAATGTTCCCATTAAATGTTGCTTGGTTAAAAGCAAATGACATATTTGTTACTTGGCTAACGTTCCAATTTTGAATTTTACCATAGGGTGCTAGGTCGTAATCCCCATTGGGGTCTTGTGCTAATATATCTGTAATCGCTTGATTAAATGTAGCGTCAGTTAGAGGCAGAGAACCACCACCCCCTGCACCAATTGCTGAGGATGTTGAAGATCCTATACCTACTGCAATGGATATATACATATTACCAAAGTGCTAATATGTCAGAAGCAGAAGTTCCTGTTAAATAAACTCTTACAACATTTACTGGTAAAAATCCTCCATTAGGAAATCCTGCAAAAGTTACGTCATCTCCCCCTGCAGTTAATACTCTAAGGTTTCCTCCAGTCCCTACATATAAAACACATCCATTATTTCCTCTTCCATTTTGTGAAGAAATGCTAGGTATATCATCGGTATTAGATGGAATAACTGCAACTGCCCTGCTTGTTTGTAATTTCTGGTATGACATATCTTAAATATTAAAGTTTAGTAACAACAATTCCAACTACTGCTTCAATAGTAGTTTCTGAAATACTTCCTGCTAATTCAATTCCACCCATAGCAAACATGCTTCCTGCAGGAATTACTAAGTTTTGTGAAGTTACATCTTCCACAAATCCTGGTGCAGTATTGTCATCTGCATTAGTTAACTCAGTAACTAAAGCTCCTAATTGAGTCCATGTTCCTGGTGTGTTAGGGTCTGCTGCTAAATCTGTACTAGTGTAAAGATTAAATACATAATTAAAATCTGCACTTGCTCCACTCATTGGTGCAGCAGCTTTAAAATATACAGACTGAATTTTTACTGCATATGGAAATATAATTGCAGAAGTTTGAGAAGTTGGTGATTGGATTCCTCCCCACTCTACTGCGTCTCCATTAAATGGATTGTTATTCCCTGCTCCGAGGTTAATAATTTTTCCGTTATAAGATATTGTTACAAGTTCACTGAAATCTTCAGGGAATGTGTAAGCATCTCTCATTGCGTTTGCTGAAGCTGATCCTAAATTCTCTGTTGGTACAAAGGATGCAACTCCATGAAATTTTGTTCCGTTTGGTATCATTTTTATTTTTATTTTTAAAGTTTAACTATTTACTGTAAGGAAACTTTCTGTTTAACGAATCTCTTCTTTCAGAACATCCACATGGTTTACCTGTTGCTTTAGCAACTTTGTCTACTACTTTTTTAATACCAGTAGCAGTGGTAATTTTTTCAATGGTATCTCCTAATCCTTTAGATTTTTCGTTCAACATACTTATTTTCTTATTAATTTACTTAAATGTCCTTTTACACTTTTTGGGTAATGTTTTTCATACTTCATAGAATGATCTCCTCCGTATGCATGACCATAGTCTTTTTTAGACATTGCTTTACTTTCGTCTCTACGATCTTTTAATGACTGAGACTTTTTTCCGTTTTTTGCTCCTAGAGACTCATCTAGTCTAGCGTTGTAACCTTGTTTCATGATATATTTATTTATTTAATTAATTACTTATTTCTTCTAGCTCTCTTCATACCTGCTGCTGCTTTTCGAACCATTCCTTTTTTGCCGTATTTGTTTACACCAGCAGTATAGGCTATTTTTTTCGCAGCCGTTTCAGAATTGCCTTCCGACATTAGCTTCTTAACTAGTTGTTTAAATTTTCCCATGATACAAATATACTAATATTTTCCTTGTCTATTTTTTGGACTAGATTTTGTGCTTCCACCTTTACCTGACCATAAGTTTTTACATGCCCAATATCTTGCAGTTAATTTACTTTTTGCCGTACCACACTTGTGTCTAGCTTTAAAACTTTTTCGAGCTGCTGCACTATAGTTATGCCCATAACCTTTAGCTCCAAAATGAATTAGTTTTTCTTTTCCCCCTGCACAAGCTTTTACCATTTTCTTTTTTCCTGCTCTATCTGAACGTCTTGGCTTGTTACAAGCCATTTTACTTTTATCTGCCATTATGCATTTTTTATAAAAGAATCCTGTTGTTTATTAAACCTATTAGTCATTCTTTCTAACTTCTTAGCAGCTCTATTTTTTTTATTAATAGTTCTTTTTCTTCCAACAGGTTTTCTAGAAGTATTAACTGCAATTACTAAACTACCATCATCTTGAAGGGTTGCAGACTTACGTTTTACATTTCCTCCGTTAGTAACTTTCTTTGAAATTCTATTTTCAGATTCAAAAGTAGAACGACTCTTTCTTTTCTTTTTGTCGTTCTTTACTTTTGTAATAGATGCAGTGGTTACTATTGTTTTGTCTGTTGGCATAATTATTCTTTTATGTGATTACCTCCTATTATCATTGCTACAATAGCAATTAAACTTGTTGTTATTTGTCTTATAATTTCTTTACCATCTTCATCTAATTCTCTATCTACTATTACAGATGCAACTAATGAAAATATTAATATAAAACCTATAACACTTAATATCATCAAAACAATATGGTAATGATTTTTATTCAAACTTATTTCTTTTTACCTTTAGCGTAATTAGGGTCTTTACAATATTTACTTGCAGCCATATTTGCATACGAAGATGGATACTTATCAAAGGTTCTCTTTGCCCAAGCAATGCCTGCAGGACATATTTTATTTCCTTTTGTTCTACCTTTCTTTGGCAAAATTTAAAATTGTGTTGGAGCTAATGGCTGAGAAGTTCGTACTGTATTTTTATTATTCGTAGAATATTTTTTTAAATACTTATTTTTTGTCTTCATAGCAGCTTTATTTTTATCATTAAAAATACTATCTTTTTTATTTAATTGTTTCATAAACTTTTCTTGCTCCTTGCAAGCTTTTAAAGTAGCTCCTGTTTTTCCTTTACATTTACTCATGTCGTTTTTGTTTTTGTTGTTGTTAATCCTTGAAGACCTTGAAGACCTTGAAGACCTGCTATTTTAGTATACTTCTCTGACACTCTTCTTCTCTTAGCATCTTTTCTTTTCTTTTTAGCTGCTGCTCTTTTTTCCTTTCTGTTTGCGATTGCCTCAGAGGTAAGCTTTTTGTTTTGTGATCTCAAATCAGCAATTGCATTAGCAGTGCTTTGCCTAAAGTTAGATGTTTTTTCTTCGTCAGTCATAATTAGTATCTTTACAACAAAGTTACTAAATTAAATTTTATGCAATCAGACTACTTAAAATATTGGAGGGTAGTGCGTCAGTTTATAAAAGCAAAACATAAGCTAACACAAGCAGACCTTGACATCTTACTATTTTTAAAATCAGAACAATACTTTTCAAAAGATAAATTTAAAGAGTTCGATGAATTAATAAGTTGGAATAAAAACAGATTTGAAAATCTAAGACAGGCAGGTTGGATTGAGGTGTTTAGAAAAAGAATGGGTAAAAGAAAAGCTCTTTATCAACTTTCTACAAAAGGAAAAAGGGTCACCACATCAATATACAAATACCTCAATGGGAAGGAAATTCCTACAAGTAATGATGGCAACCCTATGTTTCTTAGAAACGTATCATACACCGATAAGGTGTATCGAAATTTTATAACAGAAATGAACGCTTTTACAAGACAACAACGACATCAGATTCAGAAATAACAGTGTGCTGCGTTCCGTTGATTACCATCTTGTAGCCTGCCCTTGAGTCGTAGTATATCTCATCAGCAGTGTTTACCACACCCACATCTGTACCAGGCATGACAACCACACCCTTCTTATATCTCAAGTCCTTGGTGTCTTCGCTAGTTAAAAGTATTCCTGACTCTGTACTGATCTCTTCTTTGATTTCATCAATCACGATATATTTTCCTATTGGCTTCATTCGCTTTCGTATGTTCTAGCCATTGTAATAATGGCATTGGTTGATAAAATAGTTACTGCAACAGACACTGCATTTTGAAGAGCCGACCTAGTCACCTTGGTAGGGTCAATAACACCCATCTCTATTAGGTCACCATATTCCTTAGTCTTTAAATCATACCCATAATCAAATCCACTAAGGTAGTGGTCTTTAAGAATATCATCAGGTTCTAGACCTGCGTTTATAAGTATCTGTCTCCATGGAGCTTGCAGGGCATTGTACATAATATCTCTCGCTACCATAAGCTCCTTGGTTTCCTTTTTTTCATTTCTCTTGAAG